ATTTAAGGAGTTTTATTCCATGTCTTCTTTAGTCAACATTATCCATATCCCCCTTGAAACCTTTAAGGTTACGGCTGAACAAGCCGCTACTAGTGCCATTAACAAGATGATTACTCATTTTTGTGATGGCGACAGTTTCCTTGGTGATCCGGATACTGACTTTAAAGACCTCCACGACAAAATCGTAGAGAAGTGGAATAGTGACGTTGTTCGCGCAATCGGCTTTATCTGGGGCTACGACCACGTTTACGTGTTCGGGGTCCATGATGAATATACGTCTTGCGCCTACTTCGACACTGTCCTCCTTGACTGAAGCGGGGTAAGTCACGATACCTCGGTATCGTCTTGGAACCTAACCAGTTCCCAGGTCTATCAACTTGGGTGAAACACCATTTTGATTAGGAAGTTGCCATGCCCGTAATGCAGAATCGGTCTAATTCGTTTAACCGTCAAGGTTATTACGAAGATACCGTGATTCCCGGTTCGATGACTACCGGACTAACGAGCCCTGCTCAAGTCCTGTATGATTATCTAACCGTTTCTACTACGAACGCTAGCCGTCCAATTGACACTACGAGGATTAATCCCCAGAGTTTCACTAAACAGCTCATCGTTAATAGTAAGAAAAGTCTGTCGTACAACTACTGGAGTCCTAGTTTTCGAACTATGAACATCCGTGTACAGTACAGTTACGGGCAAACTCCGTACATCACTGACAAACCCGGTTACCCGAACCCCTATGTCTTGACGAGTACTGATCCTAACCCTTGGTCGTTAACCGACGGCCGAGCGCTGGAGAAAGTACTTAATCAAGCAAGGGGCTCGCATGCCAATCTGTCAGTTGATTTAGCGGAGGGCGGTCAAACCATTGCCATGCTAAGAAAAGCCACGCAGTTGAGGCGGACCGTTCTCGAGTTTGCAACTAACGTTGTCAAACAGAAGAAGTATCGCAAGATGCGACCCGGTCCTACGCAGAATCAGCGTAGACTTGATTACGTGAACGGTAAATGGTTGGAGTATCGTTATGGGTGGATGCCTTTGGTATCATCTCTATACGATCTCGTGGATGCGATCCGCAAGGATCGTGTTAGTGGTCCCGTCCTATTAACTGGACGTGCAGGGAGAAAGGATGAGTCCTTATACGTTGACATTCGGCCGGGCAGTGTTGGCAAGGTTCAAACCAAGCTTTTCATTGACCAGTCTAATCGAACGGAATATGGGGTTTACTTTTCTCTTCCCGCGTCTCAGTTCCAATTCGCTGACTTCACTTCTTTGAACCCAGCTCTTGTAGCCTGGGAATTAGTTCCCTTTAGCTTCATTGCTGATTGGTTCGTCGGAGTGGGTCAGTGCCTTGAAAACTGGGAGAACTACTTCCTGTTTCGTAACAACTTCGTGAGAGGTTGGAAGACCAGGACGACCAAAGAATGGAGATGGGTCGAACGTTCTGAATTTGCAGCTCAAGCACCGTCTCTTGTCTCTAATACTTATACCTATTGGAATGAGTATCAAAAGTCGGAGGTGTGGCTTGTCTACAAGCAGAGATTCGTTCTGTCTTCTCTTCCAACGCCAGGAGGTCCTCGCGTCAAAATGGACCTTAAACCAAAGCAATTCATGGACATAGCCGCTCTGGTTTCACAGAGCGTCAAACAGTTCCGCTGAATTGGATCTACCACAAAACGGAAAGGGCATAGAATGCCTCAGATCTCTACCATCGTTATCAACGATGGGGCAGCCTCACCGGTCGCCCACACCTTCACTCCTCTGGGAAAAGACGCTGATGGTGTCTTCTGGTGGGAGCAAACGACCCCGGCGCCTGCAAACAAGCTCGGTGCGAAACGCATCGGCTATAAGCAGACTCGGGAACTGAGCTCCAAGAACCAGTTGACGGCCTCCTCGAAAGTCGGATACAGCATCACGCTGCCCACTCTCGAGACATTGGCTAACAACAGCGCCGGCATCACGCCTCCGCCGACTGTTTCCTACAAGGAAATCGCGTACGTCAATATGACCCTCGCTGAACGCTCGCTCACGCAGGAACGTAAGGACACTCGTGTCCTTACGATTAACCTGCTCGGGCATGCAATGGCTGTGGCCAATATTGACACTCTCGAGCCCTCGTACTCCTAACGGAGCGGCGAGGTACGCTGCTTTACGCAGCTTACTTGGAAGGAAACCTCATGACATTAAGTCACGAGTTTAAGCTATCAAAGCTTAATCGCGAAATAGAGATTATCACATCTATTTTGCAGTCGTCGGAAACTCCCTACGCTGAAGCCGCTAAGGACCTAAGTCGTAAGCGGCCGGACTGGTATTGGCATGTCTCCATGCCGTTACCAGATGCGTACTCTCACTATCTCCCCTTCGCTAAGGACTATGCCCTGTACACTTACCTCCGAAAATTTCGGGGATCTAGTGTCCAGGCATCTCTCCTTGCGAAGAAGGCGATCTTGAGTTTTGAGGAAACTGAAGCATCAGTCAGACGTCAGAACTTACGGTTTACAGATTTCTCTACCCTTACGGGCGCGTTACACGACTTTTCGGTCGCGGCGCGAAAAATTAAAGAAATCCTTGGAACCTTCCGTCCTGACGAATGGCGTGATGGGTGCGAGTGGGGACCAGGCGCAACCAGCTCTTTACGAGCTGAGTCCGCGGGCCTGGACCAAAAGATCCTCGAACCTCGCATCTCTGTGACCAGCCGTGCCCTTCCTTACATGCGCCAGTACTTGCAGTATGACATTCACATGTTTGCTGCTCGTGCCGGCGGTTGTGTACCGGAAGGGCCGTACTCTGTCCTCAATAGTAACTTCGAAATTGTCAGAGCCTCCAGGCTCACTACAGTTGAGAAGTCTATCAAGGAGAGACGAACTATTGACATTCAACCAACCGCTAATCTGTTCCTACAGAAAGGCATTGGGTCAATGATTCGTCGACGGCTACGTCATATCGGCATCGACCTTGACGATCAGTCAAGGAATCAGTGGTTGGCTTCAGTAGCTCAGAGGCTACAGCTGTCTACCCTTGATCTCGCGAAAGCGAGCGATACCGTGTCAACGTCACTTGTCCGTCATTTACTTCCAGAGGACTGGTACTGCGCTCTGCGCCTTACCAGAACCGATTGGACGTCTCTCGACGGTTCTGAGATGTACCTTCACAAATTCTCAGCGATGGGAAATGGGTACACTTTCGAGCTTGAGTCCCTTATCTTTTATGCCCTGCTTTACGCGGTTCATGAAAGGTTTGGGTCTGATCCAAGTGATGTAATCGGTGTTTACGGTGACGATTTGATCGTCCCTAAACGTCTGTCGAAATATTGCGTTAACCTCTTGTCTAGCGCCGGCTTCGAAGTGAACTCTGAGAAGAGTTTCTTTCGCGGACGGTTCTACGAATCTTGCGGTAAGCATTACTTCGACGGAAATGACGTCACCCCTCCTTATCAAAAGGAGGAGATCTCGGACTTTCTTTCCTCTTGCCGTGCTGCCAACCGAATCTTTCGGTGGGCTTTGCGGTTAGGGAAAGGGGAGCTCGAGGGTGACCTCAAACCGACGTGGGAAGTCGCATCTCAGTTTTGTTCCTTAGAATGGGAATCTTGGCAGAAGAAGCGGATGACTGCCCACCTCGCAAGAGGCAGGCCGAAATCTTCCTTCAAACGCTTTCGATTTCCACATATTCCTTGGTACTTCACTGAAGATTCTGGTCTTCTTTGGGTTGACCATTTTCCTAGAAATAGGAGCGGGTTAATCACATTCACTCGAGTCCTCACGGCCTCAGTGGATAGACCAGGTGTCGGCTCTGCCATGTACGCGACTAGCCTCCGAAGAGGGGTAGTCGTAGAACGTCCTTCCTATGGTGTTGTGACCATTAGAGGTCGGTTGATGAGACCCAGGATCTGCACAGCTCGCGCTAGTGCAGACCTGAATAGGTTCCCCAGCTGGTATTAATAGCTGGTTTGGCGAGTCCGCGGAG